ACCAATGAGGCTTGATAAATCCATCCAAAGTCTCGCATAAAGTTTGATACAGAACCTCTGCTTGGTACTTCGTCAAGCTCTTCTCCATCATCTCTGCTACCAAATAATCCTTCGAAGCCTTTATCCAATTCCTGTAAACGAGACAAAAAAAAACCACGCTTCCGAGTACCGCAGTTATAGGAGCTTCCAACAAATCCTGAGCGTAGTCCTCGTGCTTGCTCGCATCGTACTTATCTACCTTCCACCCGAAAAGGGTTTTCTTCATAGGCATAACCATACAAGCACCGATTCTATGTAGGTTAGCGTTAACATCTTTAGCAAAGTACTTGCTCTCGATATAACGAGCAGCAGGAATCTTACGCACATCGTAGATACACTTGTAGCGTTTCTTACCTACCTTAATAAACTTCTGAGGCTCAGGCTTTATCTCTTCGTGAATGAAATCGATAGACTTGAGAAGTGGGTTTAACTCACCGAGAGGCATCGAATCTATTTGATACTCAGTCATCCCTTTGAGGATAGCCACGCATTTAACTGCTAAGTCTAACTCAGTTAAGTCTTTAGATTTCGTGAACAAATCCACGATTTGCTGCCATTGAAATACGTTTACGTTTTTCCAAGTCATATTCATAAATAGATATTTTTAGAGTTGTGTCCTATGCGTCTTATAGTAAGCAAATATGTTTACTTTTGAGCCGAATAAGTAACATTATCAGCTCACGTTCGCTGTTTGCAAACCTCAAGCAAAGCTATACCTACCTTGACCTGAGTTACGAGTATAGTGATGCCAAGCAAGAGCCAAACTCATAACGCAGTCATCGTGAAAGCCAGGAGGAGCGGAGTATCTTACCCCTGTAGCGGTGTACTGATACTCGAATACCTCTAACTCGTTTACTATATTCCCTTCAGGGTAAGTTATCTTTCTTTGCTGAATCGCTGAGGATAATCCCTCCATTAGCTGCTGCTTACTCGTAGAACTGAATTTGAAGCCATTTATAGCCAATCCTTCGCGTTGTAAATCTTCGAAGATAGGATCGCCTACCCCTGTGCTATCTATCAAAATAGGAGCTTTATTTAGGCTTAGAATCGTTTGCTTTGTTTGTCTCCAATCCTTTTGGAATCTATCGAAGTGACATACAGAGCCATTCCTATCGAGTCCGATAATCACAGTCCAATCCACCGCCTTCGCTAAGTCCACTCCGTACACTATCGCAGGTTCGGGAGATATCGGGAATGTACATTGCTTGATATATGAAGAACCAAATGGGTTAGATGAGTTCTCAGCAGGGTTCGCCATATACTCTTGCTCAAATACTACCTCAGGGAGTTGTGTGCGTGCATCATCTATCTCGCCCTTATCTATGTAAGGATTATCGTATGTGGTAAATCGGAAAGCTTCCCAATCGGGTTCGCCTCCCTTTAAGAATAGAGAGTAGAAGAAGTTCTTACCCTTCGGAGTCGATAGGAATATAGCTCGACCTTTGTAGTCGGTTAAGGTAGGTCGGATAGAGTTAAGCCACCCATCTTCGAGGTTAGGAATAAACGAAGCCTCATCCACTACAACGAGGTGAAACTTTCTACCACGAAGGTTATCGAGTCTCTCACCTGTAAAGAAATCCACCGAGCCACCGTTCGGGAACTTAATTGTGAGTTCTGATTTGTTGGATTGAAACGGAACTGCTTGAGTTAACCGCTCAAAGAATACTCTGGCTAATTGATAGGTAGGAGTGATGTACGCTACATTCTTTCCGAGTAGTGCGTTCGTTATGATCTCTATTTGGCTTAACTCTGACTTCCCGAATCTTCGCCCACACATTACAACACGAAACCTCGATTGTGAGTCGAGGATTTTCTGTTGGTTAGTATGTGGCTGAGGAAGTTCAAGCCTCATAGAATAGTTTTACCCTGTACGAATACTACCTCGATTCGAGAGTCTGTACTAACCTGCTGCGTTTCTTTTGGCTTTCCGTATACACGAGTCAAGAGAGTCTCAACCGAATACAGGCTACCTTTCTCCAGGCTTTTCTTCATTGCGTTGGCTATGGTCTTTTCTAATATCGTAGCCTTCGGGTTATCCCATACCTCCTTTAGTTCATCCAAGTCCATCTGAAGCATAGTCTGTATAGTATCGTTGATCTCGGATAGCTTGTATCCTTGTTCTCTAAGTAGCGTTACGTATTTCTTAGGTCTCCCGTTTGGATTCCTTACCTCTCCCTTCTTAGCCGGTATTAAGTTCTGTTCGTTTGCCATTTCTCTTTATTCCTTCTAATTTATTGAGCGGATAGGTCGGAATTGAACCGCCATCCCTGACTTGGAAAGTCAGTGCATTACCATTATGCTATATCCGCTTGTTTCTTTGGATAAGGCTTAGCTAACTTATTACACATAGATAGCAAATTCTTATCTAATGGATAAATGTATTTATATTTTCCGCTTCTTTTTCTCTTTGGCAATTTGATAAGAAAATCTCTACCATAATCATTCAATGTTCTATCGTGTCTCCATTTGCCATTAAAATAATAATCAATTCCTGAGCTTTCGCTTTCACCTACAAAATACCAATTTGTTGCTTGATAAATTGTACCATAATGATCTTGACCTTTATCAGCATAGCTTATCAGTAATTTTACTGATGGACAGGATTTTCTTAAAAGCCTTATTGCTATACTCATAGCTTTTGAAGTGCTTTCTTGCTTACCATTCAATGCCATTCTAACTAATTCTGCATATTGACCAAATTTTAATCCATAAGGTGTACCCATATTAGCTGATGCACCTCCACTAAAAATGATAACTCCACACCATTCATTTTTATCATTAAATACTGAATATCCTAATGGTTTAGCTCTTGTAGATGGTATAGCTTTAGAATAATGAAAGTTCATACAAGCATAAACTATTGCCTTATGTGATGCTTTCTCTAATCTCATATCTCTCCTGCTGAAACTGAAAAATAGGCTTTCGGATATTTTCTATCTATCAATTCTCTTATATCTATTTCAGCCTGTTGTAAATCTTCCACAGCTTGGAAAGTAATTTTCATAGTAGGAGGCTTATTCTTTTCTTCTCCTATTAACTCATCTTCTGAAGGTGGGATAGCAAAACCTGGTATATCTAATCCCCACTCTTGTAGCTTTTCTGTCTCCCAGTTATTCGCAAGGTCATTCCAATCCCACTCTCCGAATCCTACGTTATCCTTAATGATAAACTCCTTCTGCTGCTCTTCGGTTAGGTTACTTGCTTTGATAACAGGTACTTTATCGAGTCCTGCTTCCTTACAGGCTTTGAGTCGCATATTACCTCCGAGGACAACCATATCCTCATTAACTACGATAGGTCTTAATTCAAGCATCTCAGGAAACTCCTTAATGCTTTGCACGAGCTTCTTAAATTTATCATCCTTTATTATTCTCGGATTGTTCGGATTCGCTTTTACTTGATTGATAGGTAGCTTTATCATAGCCATTCTGTTTGATAGATAGTATAGTTGTTTTCTTCTTGGTATTTTCCTGTCTCTCTCGCCCATAGGTAATCGCACTTGCTTAGTCCCTCATCCTTCATCTTTCGGTAAGGAGTATCTTGACCTACATCGTGTCCGATGTGTTCTGCTCGGAGTCCGCTTAGGTAGTAGTTCAAATGTCCTGTCATTTGTAACCGATAGGAGTAATCTCTATCCTGCATACCATAAGGATCATAAGCCTCGTTGAAGTAACCGATTTTGTCGATGGCTTTCATCGGTATAAGAACATTACCGAAGGCTGCTTCTTGTATGTGTACTTGGAGTCCGTTTATAGTAGTAGGCTCTGAGATACTTTCAACTGTGTGAATTCCTATCATCCCTGAATTAGGAATAGTTATCATAGCTTGAACCATTCTCTCGAGCCAACTATTAGGCATAAGAATATCGTTAGCCATTGTAACTACCGCATCGTATGTTCTCGATTGAAAGATTCCGTGATTCAACGCTCGTGAGATTCCTTTCATATCGACTATGGTAAAGTCAAAAGGATAACCTGCGTTATTGAAGTTCACATCCTTTACCCTCTGAGTATAGTCGTGCCTATCGTAGTCTAAGAGTATGACATTTATGTTCATCGATTCCATCCTAAATCTTTTACAGGTACTCCTGCGTATTTATGAAAAGGATTTAATTCTGATTTCTTACCTACGAAAGCGGAAGCTCCTATCATACATCCTTCGGGTACTACTACCTTCTGATGGATAACTGCATTTAATCCTATGTTAGTATTCTGATGGATAATGCAATGCCCACCGATTTTAGCACCGCAGCTTATCGTAACTCCATTCTGAATAATCGCATCGTGTCCTACGTGAGAGTGTTTCATCAAGTAACAATTTTCTCCGATGGTTGTATTCTGATGCGTTCCTGAGTCAACAGTTACTAATCCTGTGAGCCTTGCTCCTTTCTTGATAATCACTTTACCTACGTTATCCTCTTTACCCTTCCACTCAGCAGGACTTCCGATAATACAATAAGCACCGACATAGACATTCTCTTCTATTACTACTCCATCGTAGATAACCGCAGTCGGATGTATGTAAGCTGATTCGTGTATCATCTTCCTTGACCTCTGTAGTTTCTTTCTTTACGATTGTTTTTGTTTCTGCTCTTCTGAGCTTTGCCCCCCTTCCGTTTCCCGAAGGTTACTTTGTTTGTTGTTAACTTTGCCATATTGTCCTGATGCTAAAATTGCTTTCCATACTTCCATAGCCTTCTCCTTTGTATCGTACTGACACTCTCCTGTACCGATTTTCCACTTTCCGTTCTTACATTGAGTTACTGGCATATAGATTCGAATAATTGTTTTCTAAGGATGTTTACTTTGTGTAGATTGAAATGCTCGTTACACCATTCGTAATTCGCTTCTCCGAGTTCTTTCCTATAAATAGCATCATCGGTGATTTTTTTAATCGCAGGATACCACTCGTTCTGCTTATCTATTTTGATTACGTGAGGTGCATCATCGTATGGAGGTACGTTAGAAATGATAACAGGAATCTTCTTACACGCTGCCTCTAAGATTTTTAGATTACTCTTCATTGAGTTGAACTTCGAATGAACCAGAGGGACTATAGTAGCATCTGCGTTATTGTAGAAGTTCATATACTCGGTTACTTTCTTATTCCTTTCGATATCTCCGAGCTTCAAACCACAAGTAAAGTAATGAATCATCTTATGCCATACCGCTTCTGAATATCTATTCGGGTTATCAAAGCCACACAAACGGAAGTGAACCTTCGATTTCAGTACGGAGTCCGATGCTACTTTCTTTAGTG